CATTGTTGGTGTTGCCAGTGATGTCGGGAGTGAAGCGGCAGCGGGCGGTAGATAGTGGATACCGAATGCTAACCAGTCACGACAAAAAGGCGGACACGCTGACGGAGGCGACCGTGACATTGCTGACGGCATCGGGGGTGCGTAGTGTGCCTGCGTTACGGAAGCAGGCGGCCGAACTCATAAGGGATCAGCACGACAGCGGGATGCTGGCCATGATGATTCTGTCAAAGTTGGAGTCGCGGGGTGCGGTGTCAACTCCGGTGCTCTGTGAAGCGATTCAAAAGCTAATGTCGGGGTTAGAGGATGGTTATCGGCTGCATCTTCATTGGGAAAGATTTCTCGTCTTCTTGGCGATCCGTGCCCGCTGAAGGATGCAAGAGAAAGCAAATGGAAAAAAAAATGATTCATCATATATCGTCGTCTTCTTCTGGTGGGATGTCCCTCTTACTGTCCTGATCTTCGGTGCTTAGGCGGCGGCCCCAGCCTTCTTGCGCGTCCGCTTCGTCTTCTTGGGAGCCGGTGCCTCTTCAACCTCGGGCTCACCGTCTCCATCGTCATCACCCTCACCCTCAGCACCATCGCTGTCGGGAACCGCGGCCGCATCACCCGAGGCTGCGCCAGCGTCCGAGCCTTCGCCAGCATCCTCGGCATCCTCGGCATCCTCGTCGTCGCTGTCGGGCTGGATGGCAAAGCCCTTGATCCGCACTGGCTGCTTCGTTTGCGCCTGGAGAAGCTGAAAGGTCACACCGCAGCGGCCAGCGGCGACCCAAATGCCGTTGCACTGCATGAGACCCACCATCTCAGTGCCCGACGGGCACAACTCTGGGTTGGTCGGATCCACCGGAATCGGCTCAGAATCAGGGTCATCAGGATCGGATGGTGTCGTCATGCCCGGCATGAAGATCTCGTTGCGCTCCGAGTCGTAGAGCTCCACCTTCCAGACGCCATCCCAGTACGCCACCTTGAGCTTCAGGGTCGGGTCGCGGTCAGTGTAGACCTTGCCCGTGTCCTTGTCCTTCGGGTACTTGACCAGAGGGTAGAACAGAGCCCGGATGACGGCCTCAGGCTGATCGGCCTGACCGAGGCACTCACCCGCGTGCGCTGTGATCCACTTGATCACCTGATTCTCGAATGCGATCATGGTCCGACAAAAGTCCGAATCTCGGGTAAGGCGAAGGTTGACCGAGTACTTCTTGGGGTCATTTGGCTTGTCAAGCGGGGTTTGTCCTACCAACCCCCAGGTGTTGGTCTTGGGGAACTGAAGCACAGGCTTTTCGCCCTTGTAGTAGATGGGGATCGACTTTCCGCCCTGTTTGTTGGTCTTGACAGACCCGATGGTGATCTCCTCAGGGTTGAAGTCCTTGACGCGAGTAATGAGATCAGCGACAGCGTTCGGCATGCTAGTCCGATTGTAATCGTTTCTAGGGAGATATTTCTAGATCAATTTATGCTCCAAATTTTAATATTGACCCCGCTCCGTGGCTCTCGGTCATCTCTAGGTTCTTTTTCTCTTACAGAGTTAATGGCGTCAACGCGCAGGCACTCGCGAAAGGGCAGCAAGTCCAGCAAGACTCACCGTAACAGACGACACACTAAGAAATTCGAGATGAAGTACGGCAGCCCAGCGCAGGTGATGCACGGAACTGCCGAGATGACCTCAGGTGGCGTAACCAAGGACGGTTGGATGTACAACAAGCATGGTCGAATTGTGTCTCGGGCCCGTCACGCTCTCGCTAAGAAGCAAAAGCATCTCGAGAAGGCCGGCTACAGCGCCAAAAAGGGCAAGTTCGGGTACATTCGGATCAAGCCGTCTAATCACACCCGTCGTCACAGCAAGAGCAAGAAGGGAACGCGTAAGCATCGCAAGTAAGACCCCCCAACGGTGTTAACAAACTTAGTCAGCCGTCAAGATAGCACCACAAGTCCCCCATGGCCACAGATATGGTGTCACCGCTCCCCCCCCTTTCTCCTACCGACAGTGCCCCAGAAGTAGGACCAGCACCGATGCCTACGGATCCGTCATACGTCTACAATATGCCCTTCGCCATGTTCCCTGAGAATCCGCTGCCCTCCAACATGCACTCTAACACTCCACTCCAAATAGAGTCGCAAACGTGGCTAGGGGCGGGTCCAGTCGCCTTCCATCCCGATAACAGCATGGTCCTTGATGGCAATTCACCCATCCAGGGTCCTTCAACTCAATCCAATGCGGTTAACTCAACCAAGATTTTCAACCCGAGCCAGAGACTGGATGAATACAGAGAATGGCTCGCCAACACACCCAACCCTCCACCTCTTGCACCCCGAGCTCGCAAGCCCCGACCCGAGGAACTCGAACCTCTCCACCCATCCAAGAATGGACTCCCCACCAATCTTAACTACAACATCGCTCAACTCAAACAGTTTGCTTCCGAGTACAAGTTGCGTCGCACGGGCAACAAGGGAGTTCTCAGACAACGACTTCACGCCCATCTGATGCGTTCGTGGTATGCCACACGAATCCAAGCCATTTACCGTGGCCATCTAATTCGTCGCTACCTCCGAGCCAAGGGGTTGTTAACTCTGGCTAGACCCAAAAATACAAGCAACGCCGAAGAGTTGGAAAGCCTAGAACCTGTGTCAGATATCCCACTAGATCGCCTATTTGTGATTCTTAATGCGGGTGGGATGTCCACAGTCTACGACGTTGATGTGTTGCGGAAGCTGGTACGAACGCAACGGGAGCGTGAGAAGGCGCCGTACGACCCGTACACGAATGTGCCCTTTTCCCTAGGCGATCTGGAGCGCCTGCAAGAGGAAGGGAGGCTGAAGAGGTTGTTAAAACGGGACCGAGTTGAAGGAGTACAAGCAGCGACCGGGAAAGTGGTGGAAATACAGCCAATGGTGGTGATCGATCCCGAAGTGGTTGCGGCGAACTTGTTTCGTTTACGGATCATCGATCTCTGTTCGCAATTAGACAGCCTAGGGCACATAACCAATCCTAGTTGGTTCCTCAATCTGGGAACAGATGGATGGCGGCGATTGTGTGTGGAGTTGTCGGATATCTGGGACTATCGGGCTCAGTTGTCGCGAGAGGTCAAGGCCCGAGTGGCTGGTGATTTCCCGGTGCCGATTCCGTCGAGGACGCTCTCAAACGCAGAGATCCGGCATCGGGCGATGAATCAAGCGGAGCGTATGGTGCATCGTGGTGTAGATCATGATTCAAAAATGTTGGGCGCCAACTATTTGTTGATCGCTCTTACATTAGTCTCGCCAGAGGCAGCCGAAGCGTTGCCTTGGCTATACCAGGCAGGGCAACTATCTTGAAAATCCTGAGCCTCGATGAGACGCACCCAGACGTAGTTGACCTGTGCAATTGCGTCAAAGGGCTTAGAAATAACCCTCCCGAGATGGTCAAGAGATGCCGGCTGGCAAGGGAACGAAGACGACTGCCTCGAAGGCTGCTAAGGCTACGACCAAGACCACCAAGACGGCCAAGGCTGTTGATGCAGCTCCGGCCCCGGTTGAGGCTGCTGCTGAGGCTCCGGCTCCAGCCTCGGCTTCAGAGGTGACATCTGAGAATGAGGCGTGGAACGCCGCTGATGAGCTCGAGGCTCTCATCGCCGAGGTGACTGCCCTCAAGGCCGCCACTGGTGTCGCCCTGAACAAGCTGAAGGAGTTTTCAAAGAGGAACGCCAAGGAGCACAAGCGTCTTTCGAAGCTGCAGGCGAAGAAGAAGCCTTCGTCGGGTCCGCGTAAGCCGAGTGGCTTCACCAAGCCGACGCCAATCACTCCGGAGCTTGCGACCTTCATCGGCAAGCCGGCTGGCACCGAGATGGCCCGCACCGATGTGACGAAGGAGATCACTGCCTACGTCCGTGCGCACAACCTCCAGGACAAGGAGAACGGCCGCAAGATCATCCCAGACAAGAAGCTCTCGGCACTCCTCAACGTCCCCAAGGGCACGGATCTCACTTACTTCAACCTCCAGACGTACCTCAGCCCTCACTTTGTGAAGGCGCAGGCGTCGGCGTGAGTTGCTCACCTATCCAACTGAACGCAGATGAACCGATAGATAAGCGAATGATGCTTCGCAGACATCATTGCCATGTTGGACACCGTTGCCCGCAGGGCAACCATATCTGGCCAGGGGGGGTTGAAAGGGGCTGTAGCTCAAATGGTAGAGCGCGCGCTTAGCATGCGCGAGGTACCTGGATCGATGCCGGGCAGCTCCAATGAGGAGCACTGCGCCCCCCAAATGATCAGAGTTAGCAATTGACTTCCAGTGTTCATGGCTGTGTCCCCACAACCATGAGCCGCAGCCCAGACATCACAGTTTTTTTCATTTTCTCCTCTTGCATTCGGATGACCATCATTGCTCAGTTGCGGCCGGCATCAACTCCCTCTTGGAATCGTGGACCCATTCGCACGTTCGTTGTCTTCATCAATGGCAAAATGTAGGTATTGATAAGAGTGGCCGCATCCGCACTAACTCCAATGGCCATCGTAGTCTCCTTACTGTAACGATCCTTATCGTAGACCGCCTTCGCCAAGCTATTCGCCTTTTGCTCAAGCTTCCTTGCATGGCTAAACAGATCACTGATCATCTTCTTTGAAACATTTGAAACATCACCACCTCGCTGGTGACGCTTCGTGCCCGAACGCTTGCTCTTGCGGCCTCGGCGAGTTTTGTGTCCACGCATCTTAACTTCCTTTCAGATAAAAACTTGCTGCGTTCATTGGGACTTCTGGCCAATCCGACGCCGCGCCAAATCCTTTGCCGACACCCCCTTGACCATCTCACTTAACTTCTCCCGCACATACTCTTCCCGTTGCACCGCTTTGTCTATCTTACGAATCAACGAATCCAAAACTTCTGCCGATTTTCCATGAACGCCTTCGTTCCTGGCCATCTTTAGGTTAATTAACGCATGCTTCAGAGGAGATGAGACCGAATCCAACATCATGTGTGCGGTTCGCAATGACTCTAGGGCATCAGCACTCATCTCATCTCCTGGACCACCACCACCTCTCCGAGTCTTTCGCCTAGAACGACGCGTCTTTGAACCCACCGGACCACGACGAGCACTTCGCTTCGTGTTCAACACCATCTGATCTGCTATCTTAAATTAGAAAACTAACCTACCACTACCTGCTCTTCTTAATCCCGCCTTCAGGAGATCGCCTTGATGCCCCGCCGCCACGTCAGTTCCAATCCACTGCCACCCTCAAACATTCGCATCCCTCGTTCACTCTTCTTCTCTGTCTGCGCCACACCCGACACCATGATCTCGTACAACTCCTTGTGCGTGTACTTGGCCTTGGTGGCCTCCTCGCACATCTCCACAAAGCGCTCAGGTGTAACTCCAATTCCCGCGTAGATAACCGCCGTATCCCACAACTCGAACCTACCCTCTATCGGATCAAACTGCCGCAGCACTCGCGGGCAACCATGCACAAACATGTCCGAATCGTTGCTAAGACAAGCAAACGCCGTTCCTCGCTGAACCATCTCCACGCAGACCAAATCAGCCTCATCCGGCGCCATCAACACCGTACACACCCCGCTCTTGCTGAGCTGGTCCCACGCCGCACGAACCTCCTTCGGTCCCACATGGATCGTGCGCGAACGCAACACTTCCCGTTTACGCTTCACATAGTGCGGCACCTCCGCACCGTGCTGGCTCTCCATCTTCTTCAGCTCCTCAATCGCCTCATCTCGCTGCTTTCGTCGATCGCTCGCCAACGTCTTGCGTTGCTTTGACATCTTGTTGCTGTCAAAGACACATACCGCCTGCACTCCATGCTCCCGCAAGAGTGTGCAGAAGACATTGAGACCTTCCACCACCCCCGGCCCGTTCTCCAACCCCGCCAAATGGAAGAGCAAGTTCATCGCGTCGACCGCCAGGACCGACCGGTTCCCCTTGTCTTTCTCCACTTGGTTGCGGAGTTCAGACAATCCATCACCCCTCACCACTCGCTTCGCCTTCTCACCGCATGTGCGCTCCAGCACTCCGATCAGACCCCGTACTCCCATTGTTGTGGATCCTATTAACCTCGATATTATCACGTCTCGCAATTCAATTTCGTGGCGCCATCGGCTCATGATAACTCATCCGCGCCGATCGCCCTCGCGTCGAAAGAGATGCTCCCTTCATCTTCCGATGATATACCAAACCCGAGTTAACAATCCTACCCAGCCACTCTAACCACACCCTCGGGTCTCTCAACTCAAATCCCACTCCATCTTCACACTCTAGATTTTGCTGAAGACACCACTCCAAAAACACACGCCACTCCTTCATAACCACCCCCGCCAGACAATAATATTCCAAGACGGGAGTTAACTGCCCTCGGCCAGACTTAACTCCAACCGCCACGTGTGGCAATGCCACCTGACATTGCTGCCACCCATGCTCTGCCTCACGATCCAACCCCCCCACCAACCCCCTCATTCCTTCCTCCCCTCTTGCAAACAATACTAGAATTATACGGGCCCACACCTCCGCATATACCTCACTCAGTTCCAATTTCTCTGGAAACGACAACCCTGTTAACTCCTTAACTACTCCCCACCCTGGAAACTGACCATGCACTCCAAATGCATGGAATGTCTCGTGCACAAACACCTTGAACCATTCTTCTTGCCGATAGACGCAGAAACGTGCAAATTCCTGACCGATGTAACTGAGGCCGCCATTGCAATGGATTGGGGCTATTAACTCGTCAACTCCATTGGGAAAGATACGCCGATTAGGCAACATCAAAAAATCGCAAATCATTCCTCGGCTTCCATCTGTGCCAGAAACACACATCAACAACATCTCCAACCAAACAAAGGCCAGTCGGGCATTCCGCCTCAATTCTGCTAGAGGGTGAGGATGGTCAGGATAGATCCAAAAACGCAACTCTGCTGTTCGTCCGGCGATACTTGTCAAAAACTTATACCCTGCGTGAGGTTGTCTGGCTACCGACCGCAACTCGGGTGCTATCCCCGCTACTAATCCCACATGCGGTCGCACCTCTAACGCTAATCTTTCACCTTTCCACACCGTTGCCCGATACCCTGCCACCTTTTGCTCTGCTTTCGTTTTTCGCTCTTGCATATTCCTTAGAATGCTGTCCGTCATGCAGGTGGGTCACTGTCCTAGTACAAGAAGAGACAGTACACTCACGCACCGAGTGTGTCCAGATAATCCATCAGCGTGAATTGCACCTTGTTCTTCAGCCCTGGATAATCGGCACGCCTCCCGCAATGCTCCAGCACGGTGTCAATCGCCGCTCGCACCTCAGGTATTGGCGCTGTGGTAGTGGCTTCCAACACTGTCACCAGTCGCGATGTCAGAATTTCGACTACGCTCTTGTCCTCCGCTTTTGTGCCCAGCTTGGTCAGTTTCTTGGCCAATCGCTTCAGCAGCAATGCCGTTGAACCTTCAGTTAGCACCCCGTGCTTCTCACACAGCACCGCCAGCTTCAGATAAGCGGTGTTGCCGTCATTAGTTGCATTTGCCACACACATTGCATCATAGCTATCATCTTCCTGCTGTGCCACCTTGGTGGTGTTGGCTACACAATTAGTACGAAGCTTGTCTATCGCCACCGTCGCCAACGCTTGGGTCTTTTGCGCCTCGCCACTCACAAGCTGGAGCCTCCGCAGGAATGCTGCATACAAATCCGCATTACCCGGCGATGCTTTGGCAAAATCCAAAATCACGTTGGCCATGCCGTGTAGCTCTTCATCATCCGACACTTCAGACAATAGCTCAGAGACGTGATCGATCGTGTCTGCCAGCTTCTCTTCGGTCAGTTTGTTGAACAACGTCCGGAACTTGGTTGTTGGTGTCTTGGTAGAGATGACCTTGGTGGCCTTGAATGTGCGAAAGTTGTCCCAGTTGTCGTTCTTCCACTGCGGTGCTCCCCGCTTGCTTCCGCCATCATGATGCCCTCGGTGGACTCGGTTGCTGCCC